TGATGGAGCCGTCTGCGTACCAGAGAAAGCCCTTCCGCGTCCAGGCCATACAGGTCACGGACGACAACCTGACGGAGCTGGCCGAGTGGTGTGGCGGTGAGGTTCGACTCGAAGAGGACGGGTTTGACGCCTTCAAGTCCTACGTCGATGTCCCCATCGCCAAGCCGGCGGGTCGATACAGGCTGCAGAGGGTTCGCGCCTACGTGGGCGACTGGCTCGTGCGCCTGACCGAGGACAACGTCTTCAAGATCTACAAGACCAGGTCGTTCCTGGAGATCTTCGAAGAGGTTCTGACCGATGTGGATGAGTACAAGGCTGTGCTCGAGATGCTGCAGGAAGCCTTCTCGATCGACACCGAACAGTCCAACGAGAGTCCTGACGATCTCGCCGACGAGTACACCCAGAAGATCATCAACCTGATCCGGGAGGGGAAGTAGGATGGTCTGGGTCGAGGATATCATCGTCATAGCGGTCATCCTTCTGGTCCTTTGGTGGATCGGAACCGTCATGAACTGGTGGGGAGAGTAATGGCCGGCATCTATCTCGACGCGGTAGTGGACATCAACACCCAGCCGCTCTTCAACGGGACGACAGAAGAGACCGTGGCATGGCTCGAGGCGAACCCCTCGACGGAGCCGCGGTGGGTCTGTCTCGGCGTCAACATGCAGTTCCTCACCGAGTCGGAGTATCTGGACCTGGCGACGTGACAGGCGAAACGTTCGACGATCCGAATTTCCAGAACCTCCTGGAATTCTACCAACGCGAGTTGGCCGCGGCTTACGCGAGAGCAACGATCTTCGAGTCGGAATGGACGGGCTTCACCGGGATTCTGGGTATAGCCGACGAATGGAAAGGCCAACCAGTGTCTGTCTGGCATTGGTCGGAGCGTCCGAAGATCTTCACGCCGGCGGAGTTCAACAAGCTGTGGGATTCGTTCCCGGAGCTTCGCAAGATCGAGTACGTCCTGTCCCTGATCACCTGAGGAAAAGCATGACGATCCATTCGCTTTTCCGGCACGTAGGTATAGACGTTCCGGAAACCATCTACGTCGGCGGACGGCCGATACGGGAGAACAACATGGATGAGTCATTCCCCCACTTGGGGATTTTCTCCAAAGAGGTCACGCAGAACGCCCTGGTCGAGTACTACGAGCCCGACGGCTCAAAGCTCGAAAACGGCATGCTCGTGGTCTTGAGCGATCCGGAAGATCGCTTCGATCCGATCAACCCCATGGCCCAGGTCACCAACCGCTGGTGCAAGGTGACGGAACTCCAGTTCTACGGGGGTAGCGGGAAAGACTGGCTGGAGTTCACCGGGGTCTACGAGGACGGACAGAGGATCTCCAGGCGGTACAAGACCTCTGTTCGCTGGATGGTCAATCGGGCAAGTGCCCGTAAGCCCTCAGAGAAGTCACCCGTCGCAAACCTGTCCGAGGACGACGTCCGGCGGATCTTCCGTGAGGAGCTGTCCAACTTCATGGACGCCGCGCGGAAGAAGGCCAACGTTCCGGAGTACCTGTACGACGATCTGGAAACAAGAGAAACCGCCTTGGTGACCATCATCAGGACTCTGGCTGAGCACGAGGCGAAGGAAGCCGTCAACACGTACGAGGACTCGTTGAAGGACTGATCCTTCCGGGTCGGGGATAGGAGTGTGAGGCAGGGGCAGGGGTCTTCGGATCCTTGCTCTTGCCTTATACTAGTTAGTCCGTTTTTCGCACCACACGCAACGTAAAGGAACATGCACCATGAGCGACAACAGAATAACCTACAGCAACACCCCGATATTCGACGGTCTGGCCGCAACATATGGCTACGAGCGACTCGTCGCCAAGAAGCCGGTGAGCACTGGTTCGCTGTTCGACCGCCAGCGTCTGAACTACTTCATGGGGTCCAGAGGTGACGCTCTGCAGGTCGCCGACAAGGGCCCTGAGAGGCTGTCTACGGGAACCACAGAAGAGATACGGAGGGACGCAGGGTTCGTGTCTAAGGACTTCATAGACAGCCTTGTACGGGCTTCTGAGCCCGACGAGCAGGGCACCAGCGAGCACTTCGACTGGGCACGTAGGGGGAAGTTCGTGGAGCTGTCTCTCAAGCCCTCAGAGGAGCCCAAGGCCACGTACACGACTGTCCCTCCGGGAGAGTTCATGAAGGGTCTCGTGGCAGCTGGCAAGATCCGTCGCATCGTGGAGAACATCCACCCGATGGACCTCGTGTCCAAGGGCTCTGGGATCCATGAGTTCGTGCACGGTCTCATCAAGAAGTTCAAGGGACTGTACCCGGACGTCGAGAACCTCGAAGTGGTGAACAAGGACGAGTTGGACGGCACCGTGACTTTCATGGTGCGAGAAGTAGTCGAGCCTGATAAGGTCGAACTCCGAGTGACCGTCAACCCCGAAGAGGTCGAGGAGCTGTACGGCAGCTTCCAGGGGTTTGTGAAGAACCAGGTCAAGGAGTTCTCTGTTCTGTACCCGAACGCGAACACCACGGTGCGCGTGTCTACCGAGACCCTGTTCGACGGGACGGTCACTGTCGTCGTGTCTGGTGTCCTCAAGGAGGCCGGCGACTTCGACATCGACCAGTCGACGATCGATACGACTCCCAAGGAGTCTCCGATACAGACCTACAGCGAGTTCATAGCGGAGATGATAAACCTTCCGCTAGTAGCACGCAGGGTCGACGACCAGACCATCTCGGTGAAGAGAAACCGAGCCATATGGCCTGTCGAGCCCGTCTATTCGGAGCAGACTGACGAGTCCGTGAACGCTGCCCCAAACACCAGCACAACGATCGTCAACCCCCAGTGGATCCTTGCCGATGAGGAGCCCTCCGATGAGGAGTAAGAAGTCATGGCCGTTACCCTATACCCGCACCAAGAGGACGCCGTTAAGGAGCTCGCAAGCGGCAAGATCCTCTGGGGCGGAGTAGGGACTGGTAAGTCGCTCACCGCGGCGGCTTACTACATGCGGAAGGAAGCGCCGTTGGGCAAAGACGTCTACGTCATCACCACGGCGAAGAAGCGGGATTCTCTTGACTGGGAGAGCGAGTTCATCAAGTTCGGCGTTGGTAAAGAGCGAGGTCCTATCAATGGGAAGCTCACCGTCGACTCGTGGAACAACATCGCCAAGTACAAGAACGTCCGCGGCGCTTTCTTCATCTTCGATGAGCAACGGCTCGTTGGAAGCGGAGCATGGACAAAGTCTTTCGAGTTCATCGCGAAGGATCAGAACAAGAACACGTGGATATTGCTGAGTGCCACGCCAGGAGACAACTGGCTGGACTACATGTCCGTGTTCATCGCTAACGGGTTCTACAAGAACAGAACTGACTTCAAGGATCAGCACGTAGAGTACGACGGCTACAGCAAGTTCCCGAAAGTCAAGAAGTACCACAACGTCAACAAGCTCGCGAAGCTCAGAAATCAGCTTCTCGTGCACATGCCTTACGAACGTCATACCACACGTATCACACAGAGTGTTGCAGTGGTGCACAACCCCGAACTCCTCAGCAGTATCTCGCGGGAACGATGGAACCCCTACGCTGAAAGACCGATTCGGAGTCTTGCAGAGTTCTTCTACCTCCGGCGTAAGGTCGTGTATTCGGACCCGTCTCGCCTGCACGCGGTACGGCACAGGATGAAGGAACACCCTCGCTTGATCGTCTTCTACAACTTCGACTATGAGTTGATGGAACTTCGGCAGCTGGCCGAAGAAGTCACCGTAGCGGAGTGGAACGGGCACAAGCACGAGGAGGTCCCGGATACGGATCGGTGGGTGTATCTCGTCCAGTACACCGCCGGCGCTGAGGGGTGGAACTGTACGACGACTGACGCGATGTTGTTCTACTCGCTGACGTATTCGTACAAGCAATGGCACCAAGCACACGGCAGAATCGACCGTCTTAACACCCCGTTTTCGGTGCTGTATTATTACATACTGCTCGCGGATTCGGATGTGGACGTGGCTGTGATGGAGTCATTGAAGGCCAAGAAAAGCTTCAACGAAGTCCGTTATGCGAAGAAAGTCGGGCTGTTTTCGAGGGCAGCGTGAGGGTGTTTGATCTGTCAGTTTGAAATCGAAACTGACAACAAACTGACAGATGGCTGGCAGAACTGACAGATCTGTGGTGACTAAAATACCACTAACCTGGGTGATGTGGGCATTTACGGATGTCATGGGGCACTATGGAACCAACCCGGACTAAGTAGACATTTACGGATGTTCTGGTGTGCTTTGCGACAACCAGGCCAAAAGGTCTGTCAGTTTCGAGGCCATCTGTCAGTTTACTGTCAGTTTCAAAACGAAACTGACGCCCAACTTTGTACTGATATGCGGCTTTACGATTTTTTAAAGCTGCAGGTCAGAGCGTTGTGGGTTTTCAATCTGTCAGTTTGCCAGTTTTTTTTATCAACTTCTCTATAAAAATAATACAGATACCAAGTAGTAATTATATAGAGAAGTTGCTCGAAAAAACTGGCAAACTGACAGACGCGCCCGACTTCTTGCAAAACGCCTGCAAATGTCCGTTTCAAGAGAGAAGCGTGTCGTCAAAGGCGGCAAAAACAACGTCTAACCCGTGATCCTGGAAGTCTGAGCACCAAAGAACAGCACAACCAAGAAAGTGTAAGGTGGGTATCATGCAAGAAGAATGGCGAGAGATACTCGAGTTCCCGAGTTATTCGGTGAGCAACACAGGATTCGTTCGAAACGAAGACTTCGGCTGGATGATGACTCGTCACGTGAATCAGCGTGGCATCGTCAACGTCAGCTTCAACCGAAACGGAACTCAGTACAAGCGGTCGGTGACTGTGTTGGTCGCCACAGCCTTCGTCACGTCAGCACGCTCGCTGGCGTTCGATACCCCCATAAACCTCGACGGAGATCGGATCAACAACCGTGCTGACAACCTTATGTGGCGCCCTCGCTGGTATGCACTCAGGTACTTCCAGCAGTTCAAGTCAGACCCGCAAGGCATCGACCGTCCAATCCAGGAGTTCAAAACAGGTGAGGTCTTCAAGACCTCCTGGGACGCCGCGATCAAGTTCGGTCTACTCGACACCGAGATAGTCAAGTCTGTCGCAAGCAGGACCTACGCGTGGCCGACCTATCAAAGGTTCCGGATCCACTTCTGACCGACAGATACCAACCCGTAAGAAATACATGCACTATGATAGAAGGGGTAGATCAAGCCTCATGTTTTTGTCGTGAACGGAGTGACGCATGACGGAATCCAGGTACCAGTCGGAGCTGATAAAAAAGCTTCGGCTTCTGTTTCCAGACTGCGTCATTCTCAAGAACGACCCAGGCTACTTGCAAGGCATACCGGACCTCGTGATCTTCTACGAAGACCGGTATGCTTTTCTCGAAGTTAAGGCCAGCGAACGCGCCCCGTCTCAGCCGAACCAGGACTACTATGTCCGGAAGCTGGACGGGATGTCGTTTGCGGCCTTCGTCTATCCCTCGAACGAAGAGGAAGTCCTTCGTGCTCTACAATGCGCGCTTCTCGGGGTTTAACACCCATGCGAAGCTCGAAGGCTCACACGCCTTTCTAAGCCCCTCAAATCCTGCCTGGCTACGGTGGACTAAAGAGAGGCTAGAAGACCGTCTGACGACCGCTCAGGCGGCTGCACTGGGTACTGAGCTCCACGAGACCGCCGCCAGAAACATCAGACGGCGCATCAAGCTCATGCCGGATGACGAATATCCGGTACTAGCGGCTTACGTGAACGACGCGATCGATCTACGGATGACGCCGGAACAGATGCTGTTCTACTCGTTCAACTGTTACGGAACAGCTGACGCCATCTCGTTCGACGAAGTCAACATGTTCCTTCGGGTCCACGATCTTAAGACGGGCACCTCCAAAGCGTCCATGGATCAGCTGTATGTCTACGCCGCGATCTTCTGTCTGGAGTATGACTTCCGACCATTCGAGATCGAGGGTGAGCTTCGCATCTACCAAGGCGAAGTCATCTACTGCGACATCGATCTCGAATACCTCGCGCACACCGTAGACATGATCTACACATCGGACAAGCGAATCGAAGAAAAGCGCCGAATGGGGGGTCTGTTTTGATCATCGATGAGGACGAGTACAACGCGCTTACTGGTGCGGTCGTCAAGGCAGACGATGATGTCGAGCACTACGGCATCAAGCGGAAGTCTGGACGTTACCCTTGGGGTTCGGGTGAAACACCCCACGAGCGTGCAGCTACCTTCCAGAGCAGTGTGAAGGACCTCCGAGCCCAAGGTGTGAAAGACACCGAGATCGCCAAGGGTTTCGGTCTGACAGTTTCACAGTTTCGCACCACCGTCGCAATGGCGAAGGAAGAGCGAAATCAGGCTCTGATCATCCAAGCTCAGCGTCTCCGAGACAAGGGTCTTTCCAACGTCGCTATCGGGCAGAAGATGGGAATCCCCGACACTACAGTCGGAAATCTCCTCAAGCCGGGTCGTAAGGACAAGGAAAACGTTCTTGCTGCCACTTCCGAGATGCTCCGTGCTCAGGTCGACGCAAAGAAGTATGTCGATGTTGGTAAGGGCGTCGAGCTTCACTTGGGGATCAGTGCTGAGAAGCTCAGGGACGCCAGACGTCTTCTCGAAGACGAAGGCTATGTTCTTCACCGGCTCACCGTCGAACAGCTTGGAACCGGTAAAAACACCTCCCTGAAGGTTCTTACGGCTCCTGGTACGACCTTCCAAGAGGTCTTGAAGAACCGGGAACTGATCCAGCCGGCCATGCTCAAGTCGACTGACGGAGGTCGTAGCTACGACCGCATCGAGCCCCCCATCTCGATCAGCTCCAAGCGAGTTAAGATTCGCTACGCTGAAGAAGGTGGTACCGATGCTGACGGTGTGATCTACGTTCGTCCTGGCGTGAACGACGTAGCGCTCGGCAAGGGACGTTATGCTCAGGTGCGTGTTGCTGTAGATGGCACACATTACCTCAAGGGCATGGCGATGTATGGCGATCCGAAGGACTTCCCTCCTGGTGTTGATCTCGTTTTCAACACGAACAAGAAGAACACCGGGAACAAGCTCGATGCGATGAAACCGATGCAGAAGGACAATCTGACGGGAGAGATCTCGAAGGACGATCCTTTCGGTTCCAACATTCGCGATCAGGTCTACAAGAAGCATCCTGACGGAACAGACGTCAGAGACGAACACGGGAACCGCGTTGTCGAGTCGACGATGAATATCGTCAACGAAGAAGGTAAATGGGACCAGTGGTCCCGAAACCTTTCGTCTCAGATGTTGTCGAAACAAAAGCCTGCCCTGGCGAAGAACCAACTCGACATGGCCTACGAAAGCAAACTTCGTGAGCTTGACGAGATCAGAGCGACTACCAACGACACTGTCAAGAAACATCTTCTAGAGAAGTTTGCCGATTCGGCAGATTCTTCGGCGGTCCATCTCAAGGCCGCACAGATGCCCCGACAGGCGACAAAAGTCATACTACCCATCAACTCGATGAAGGAAAACGAGGTCTACGCACCTACCTTCAACGACGGTGAGCAAGTAGTCCTGGTTCGCTTTCCTCATGGTGGGAAGTTCGAGATCCCCCAACTCAGGGTAAACAACCGTCACCCTGAGGCGAAGAAACTTCTGGGCAATGCTCCTGACGCGATCGGCATCCACAGCAAGGTAGCCGAACGACTGTCTGGTGCGGACTTCGATGGCGACACTGTACTGGTCATCCCTAACAATCATGGGAAGATCCAGACATCGCCGGCTCTCGAAGGTCTGAAGGGTTTCGACCCACAGAAGTACAAGATTCCTGCCGATAGTCCGATCCCTCGGATGAACGCCAAAACCAAAGCCATGCAAATGGGCCTCGTGTCAAACCTCATCACCGACATGACCATCAAGGGCGCGCCCGATGATGAGCTTGCTCGGGCTGTCCGCCATTCAATGGTGGTCATCGATGCTGAGAAGCACGGTCTCAACTGGAAACAGTCGGCCCAGGACAATACCATCTCGCAGCTCATGAAGAAGTACCAGAGAGGCCCGCAAGGTGGCGCTTCGACTCTCATCTCTCTGGCTAGTTCTGAAAAGACAGTTCCAGACCGGAAGCCTCGCCCTGCTGATGAAGGCGGTCCTATCGATCGTCTTACGGGTAAGCGCGTCTATGTAGAGACGGGCAAAGAGTACTACAACGGCAAGCAGAAAACCGTTAAGATTGAGAAGCTCGCTCTCACCGACGACGCGCACTCTCTCTCTTCAGGCAGGCCGATCGAACACGTCTACGCTGAGTACTCAAACAAGCTCAAGGCCTTGGCCAACATGTCTCGTAAAGAGATGCTTGAGACCAAGGACATTGAGTACTCTCCGCGCGCTAACAAAGCGTATGCGGAGGAAGTGAAGATGCTTCAGGCTAACCTGAACAATGCTCTTCGTAACGCCCCCCTCGAACGACAGGCCCAGGTGATTGCAAATGCCCGGTTCCGTCTCAAGAAGGAGGCGAATCCTGAGATGGATAAAGCTGAGATCAAGAAGCTGAAATCCAAAGAACTTGAGGATGCCCGTAGAAGAGTAGGTGCAGGCAAGGATCTGGTCACGATTGAACCCAAGGAATGGGAAGCCATCCAAGCGGGCGCGATCACCAAGACCATGCTCAACAAGATCCTTGACAACGCTGACGTGGAGAAGATCAAGAAGCTGGCCACACCGAGAGAGAAGCCAGCTATGAACGAAGCTGATCTTAGTCGTGCCAGACTCATGCTCATCGGAGACAAGCACACCTTGGCTGAGGTAGCTAATCAGCTTGGTGTCTCTGTTGACACGCTCAAGTCTGCCATTGCAGGTGATTCGTGATGTCTACGGAACACATGCTCAGTACCAAGGACAACCCGTACAACCCTTGGTCTGAATGGGACCAGTGGTACGAATGGGATGCGCAAGAGGGCTACCACTCTCTATCCCTCCTTGCCCGTGTAGTACGAACATCTGATGAACTCAGCGACCAACTGCAGAGTCAAGCCATTGAGGACGCGATCGAAGAGATCGTTACCGAGAATGTGTCAGGTGTTCACATCAAGGTAGCTGATCCATCAAACGGTTAGCTCGCCTTCCATGACAGGTCCGAGGTTAGTCAAGGTTCCTTTCGGTTTCCCCCAAACCGCGAACCTTCCCCCACAGACTAACCTCGGACCGCAACATGAACTGAGCTACAAGTTCTCTCCCTTTTTGCCTATCTGATCAAGGTAGGGGGGAGGGGTCTCAAAAAATGCACCCCCCTTTGCATCGCCCGTCCACCAAAAATAGCCCCGGCGGGACTTTTGGGCAAAAGTTTTTGGTCCCAGGGGTTGCTCTGGGGTCTTCTCGCACCATTCTGGGGCTATTCGGCAATCCCGCCGTAGCGAGAAGACCCCTGAAGAACCCCTGGTAACACATCCCCTGGAGGCCCCCCATGCCACTGGTAAAGACCTACGACGAAGTACCTCAGGGCCCGTTCAAGGACCCAGTCGAAGACCAGGACCTCGCCACCAAGAAGTACGTCGACGACGAAGTCGCGACAGGTGCATCCTCCACGCCCTCCGGTGTTGTCATGTCGAACCTCGTCGGTGACGGAATCACCCTCGTAGGCGCGAGCTGCGACTCTGGCACCAGTACCGTAACGGTCTCGGGTTGGACCGGTTTCGTATCGGGTGACGTAGGCAAGAAGGTCCTGCTGTACGATGCGGCCTCGTCTGGTGTCTGCACGTTCGTGGGTCACATCGTAACGGTGAACGCCGAGGACAGTGTCGACCTCGACCGTAACGTCACCACAACGGTGTCGGACGTCATGATGTGTTACGGCACAGACGAGACGGCTGTATTCCAGGACGACATCGATCGTGCAGAGGCATACGCGCTTCTTCACGGGGGCAAGGTTCTGCTGCAAATCCCTTCGGCGGCAAAGGACCACTTTGTCATAGCCGGTGCTCTGAGGAACGAAGCACAGGGCAACAGCCAGATCATGATCCCGGTGTGGCCCACGACTGGCCCCAAGTTCGATCTTGACATCGTGGGCTCTTCCGACGGTTCTCCGACCCAGCACTGGGAGACGGAGCTTCCCAACGTGGGTGGCTCTACGTTCGTGTCGTACTACGCCTACGCTTCTGCGTCGGCTCAGACTTCGGACATCAACTCCTACGGTCACAGCAGCATGATCGGCGGACCGACCGAGCCGTTCGGTTACACCCAGGCTGCCCTCTTCAACAACGTACAGGTCACTCTGAGGAACCTCCAGATCCGTACCACCCACACAAGGGAGGGCATCGGGATCGGCGCGGCCTATCTTGCGTCATGCGCATCGGGCGGTGTAGATCGGTTCGGATGGGGGTCGATGTCGACCGTCTACCAGGGCATCGGGTCGGTCAGTGTTTACGGCACTGGCATGGTTATCGGTCTGTATCTGCCGACAGCCGGAAACAACGATCTCTCCTTCATGACGAACTCCACTTGTCATGGTGGATACACGTACGATGTGTGGGTGTCGGAGCACACGGACATGTTCTCCGTCCGGCTGCTGTACGGGTGGGCGGGTCTCTGCATCGTCGGCAACTACTGGTCTTCTGTCGGAACAACTCACGGTGTAAACGGTTTCGTTTCCATCGAAGCGTGCTCGTACTTCGTCTACTTCATCGGTGCAGGTTCGGGGGGCAATGGTCCTTATCTGCATCTGATACTTGATACCGAAGGCACGCTCAAGATCGGTGACAACAGCGGCGGTGTTGCGTCGTTGTCTGTGACTGGTCAGATGTACCTCATGGGGGACATCAACCAAGACACGTTCACCACAGACCACCCGGTCGGCTTCAACATCACCCTCCTGACCAAGTGGTACCCGAACAAGGGGATCTCCGCTGACTGGACCGTCGACACCTTCACCACACTGGTTGTGGTCGACGCAACCGCAGCGAACATCACGCTGAATCTCCCCCCTGCAGACGGTCGGTCCAAGCCGATCACGGTCGTACTCGGAGCAACTGCTTCAGGAAACACCTGTACCGTGAATCCTGACGGGTCAGAGACCATCAACGGAGACGCGACCAAGGTTCTCAGCACTGTCTGGGACAGGGCCACGTACGCCCCGTACAACCACAACTGGGTACAAACCGCGTAGGAAGTCTCACCGTTCTTGACCTGAACAAGTCTGAAAGGAGTTGAAAACTGTGACTGTTCGCCGGCAAAACGTATCTCCATCCAACCCCAATCGTAACCGACGAAATCCGGCTACAACTCCCGAAGCTCGGGAAAGTCAACTCGTCGCCAAGGCTGAAAGACTCGCCGAACGTCAATTGGATGACGGCACGGCTTCCGCTCAGGTGATTACGCATTACCTGAAGCTTGGTTCTACCAGAGAACAGCTAGAGCAAAGGCGTTTGGCTGGAGAAGTCGAACTCCAGAAAGCCAAGATCGAAGCTATGGCTTCTACTCAGCGACTGGAAGCCATGTACGCCAAGGCGATGGACGCCTTCCGCGGGTATCAAGGAGTACCCAGCGAGGACGTTGACGACGGATACGGGGATGGTTAGATCATACTCCGAACTTAACCGACTTGAAACGTTCCTGGAGCGATACCGTTATCTCGCACTTCGCGGAACAGTCGGCGAGTCGACTTTCGGATTTGATCGGTGGGCCAATCAAGCTTTCTACACATCCAGAGAATGGCGTAATACCCGTCATGGGATTATTGTCAGAGACAATGGATGTGACATGGGCATAGACGGGTACGAGATCCACAAGGGTCTCTATATCCACCATCTAAACCCGATCACCATGCGCCAGATTGAGTCAGGGGATCCATGCATCCTTGACCCTGAAAACCTGATCACCGTATCCCACAACACGCATAACGCCATCCACTACGGCGATGAAAGAATGCTTCCTCGCCCTCTAGTAGAACGCAGGCCGGGCGACACGAAACTCTGGTGATAATCGTGGGTGTCTATGGCATCGACATACTTCACTATCTCGAACGCTCAAACTACGAAGGAGTACCTATGGCTGACGTCCAGCCGAATTACGACGACACGGATGTGGAGTTGGCGCTCACCAACACCGACGCCGGTGACGGACCCGAAGACGAACTCCCCGGCAGCGACTTCGAGGGCTTCCCCGAGGATGACGTCGAGAACGACCACGACGGCGACAACGAGCCTGCCGTAGAGGAGAACGACCCCGACGGCGACAACGTCGGTTCCGAAGAGGAGGACAGTCAGTGACTGCCACCATCGCCTACGACAAGTCCGTCAAGAACCTCATCGACAAGCTGAGCGCTACGGGCCACGTCACTCACACGGCGTACAAGAAGAAGTCCGTCACCCTCCACCACAACGGCGGGCGTCTCTCTCACGAGGGTGTCCTCAAGGTCTGGCAGACGCGGCCGGCTTCAGCTCACTTCGACGTCGACTCGGCCGGCGCTGTCGCCCAGTACGTCAAGGTGAACGAGTACGCATGGGCCGTCGGCAACGCCAAGGGCAACCAGGAGACCATCTCCATCGAGATGGCGGATGCCACGCTCGCACCGGGCTGGACTGTCGCTGACGTCACCTGGAAGAGCGCCGCTCGCCTCGCGGGATGGCTCTTCGCCAAGGTGGTCGACGGTACTCCTCGTCCCACCAAGGACAACTTCTTCTACCACCACCACTGGTCGTCTACGGCCTGTGCCGGCCCGTACATGGACAAGATCTACGCCAAGGTCCTCAAGGCCGCCCAGGAGGCCTACGACAGCTTCAAGGCGAAGAAGTCCACCCCCTCCTCCTCGGGCTCCTCTACCCCCGCCAAGAAGACGATCACCGACATCGCCAAGGAGGTCCTCGCCGGCAAGTACGGCAACGGCCCCGAGCGGAAGCGGAAGCTGATCGCCAAGGGCTACAACTACAAGAAGGTCCAGGCCGAGGTCACCCGTCTGCTCAGCACCAACCACGCTGCCACGGGGCCCAAGGGACCCAAGACGTACAAGCAGCTCGCCGACGAGGTCTACCGAGGCCTTTGGGGCGACGACCCCGAGCGGTCCAAGAAGCTGAAGGCCGCAGGCTACGACCCGGCGCATGTCCAGCGGGAAGTCAACCACCTGGTGATCGCCAGGGGCTAAATCCGTCAAAATGAGAGGAGGTGTCCCACGTGGCACAGAGCATACTCACCAGTGTCAAGAAGATTCTCGGCATAGCTGAGAGTGACACGTCGTTTGACGTGGATGTCATACTCCACACCAACTCCGTATTCTCGATTCTCACTCAGGTCGGAATCGGTCCTGACGACGGCTTCATGATCGAGGATGCCACTCCCACGTGGGACGCCTTCGTCACGGACAACAAACTGAATTCGGTGAAGACCTACGTCTATCTCCGGGTTCGTCTCCTGTTCGATCCACCGAACACGTCTTTCGTGATCGAGTCGATGGAGAAGCAGATCGAAGAACTCGAGTGGCGGCTCAATGTAGTCAGGGAGGCCGTCTCATGGACGGATCCCAACTTGTAATAGTTGCCCTCCCCTCTGCAGATGACTACGTACGACAAGTTTCGAGCGAAAAAGAACCGCACTTGACACTTCTATACCTGGGTGCCAACAAGTTCAGTCCTTCAGAACTCGAACATGTCACCGAGTACGTAGGGCATGCAGCCTCCATGCTCCCTCGGTTCTCTCTCAGTGTTGACAGCCGGGGCGAACTAGGTGACAAAAGCGCTGACGTTCTTTTCTTCAGTAAGCAGTGGTCGAAGAGTATCGAAACGTTCCGTTCTCACCTACTTCAAGATCCTCTCATCTCGGCAGCGTACTACTCGACCGATCAGTTCCCCGAGTGGAATCCACATCTGACTTTGGGTTTTCCTGGAACTCCGGCGAAGAAGCAACCTCAAGGTCAGTCGACGGTCTACTCTGTCGATTTCGACCGGATTGCTTTGTGGACGGGTGACTACACAGGTCCCACATTCCCGCTCAAATCCTATAACTATGGCATGGAGGTTGCAATGTCTCAGATCGAACTAGGCCGCTCTGCAGTGAGCAACGTCCTCGCTCACCATGGTGTGAAGGGTATGAAGTGGGGTGTCCACAAGTCCGAATCAAGCGGCGGTTCATCGGGCTCCACACCTAAGGCTTCTGCCGACGCCAAGTCTGCCGATTCAGCCCAGTCCAAGATCAACTCCGGTGGTACAAGAGCTCTCAGCAATCAGGAACTTCAGGGTCTCATCACCCGGATGAACCTGGAGCGTCAGTACCACACCATGACGACATCCAGTCAGAGTGATATCGACCGAGGTCTTCAAAACGCCCAGAAGATCCTCAAGGTTGGGGCAACCATCGAGAACGCTCGTAGGTTCGCAGCAACCCCCACCGGACAGGCCATCGTGAAGGGCCTCAAGGGCGCCTTCATCGCGGCCAAGGTAGGTGCTGCCGCCTATACGGGTGGCGGTTCTTCTGCGGCTGCTACGGGCACGGCTATCGCCGTCAAGTACGCGAAGAATCACTACACCAACGGCAGGTAGAAGGGAGGGTTAACGATGGCTCTGTCGAACACGGCAACCCCCTACTACTACGGGAGGTTTCGTGACGCAGTGATGCGCGGTGATATCCCCGTCAATCGGGAGATCTCCCTGGAGATGAACCGCATCGACGCACTCATCAACAACCCGAACATCTACTACGATCCGGCGCCTGTTGAAGGGTTCGTTCTCTACTGCGAAGGCGAGCTTACGCTCACCGATGGTAGCGATCTGTATTTGCTCGATTCGTTCAAGCTGTGGGCAGAACAGATATTCTGCTGGTACTACTTCGTCAACCGAAGTGTCTACGAACCGTCACCAGACAAACTTGGTGGTCGGTACGTTGACAAGGTGATCAAGAAGCGCCTGACAACCAAGCAGTATCTGATCGTGGCTCGAGGTGCGGCCAAGTCTCTCTACGAGTCTTGTCTGCAGAGTTATTTCCTCAACATCGATGCGGCTACAACCCATCAGATCACCACAGCTCCGACGATGAAGCAAGCGGATGAAGTCATGTCTCCCGTACGGACTTCAATCATCCGAAGCCGTGGCCCCCTCTTCTCATTTCTTACTGAGGGTTCGCTTCAGAACACGACTGGTTCTAGGGCCAACCGAGTGAAGTTGGCGGCCACCAAGAAGGGCGTCGAGAACTTCCTCACTGGTTCGATGCTCGAAGTTCGCCCCATGACCATCAACAAACTCCAGGGTCTCAGAACGAAGGTTGCCACTGTAGATGAGTGGCTTTCCGGAGATCTTCGAGAAGACGTCATTGGCGCGATCGAGCAGGGTGCTTCGAAGCTTGACGACTACCTAATCGTGGCTGTCAGTTCCGAGGGAACCGTTCGTAACGGCAGCGGTGACACAATCAAGCTGGAACTTCAAGACATTCTAAAGGGCGAGTACAACGCCCCCCATGTCTCGATTTTTCACTACAAGCTTGACGAGCTGGAAGAGGTAGCCGACCCATCAATGTGGGTCAAGGCAAATCCCAACCTCGGAAAGACGGTGACGTATGACGTCTACCAACTCGATGTTGAACGAGCCGAGAAAGCCCCGGCTGCCAGGAATGACATCTTGGCTAAGCGCTTCGGGATCCCGATGGAGGGTTATACCTACTTCTTCACCTACGAAGAAACGCTACCTCATCCATATCGGGAATTCTGGGAGATGCCTTGTGCTCTGGGTGCAGACCTCTCCCAAGGTGACGACTTCTGTGCGTTCACTTTCCTCTTCCCTCTCCGTGACGGAAAGTTCGGAGTGAAGACCCGGAGCTACATCACTGAGTTGACTTTGATGAAGCTCCCGGGGGCTATGCGTCAGAAGTACGAAGAGTTCATTGGAGAAGAAAGTCTCCATGTCATGCCGGGGACAATCCTCGACATGATAGAAGTCTTTGATGATCTGGATGCATTCATCCAGGAATCTGCCTATGATGTGCGCGCATTTGGCTTTGACCCGTACAACGCTAAGGAGTTCGTAGCCCGCTGGGAAGCGGAAAACGGTCCGCATGCCATCGAGAAAGTGATTCAGGGGGCGAGGACTGAGTCTGTCCCGCTTGGGGAACTCAAGGCTCTTAGTGGTCAACGGCTTCTCATTTTTGATCAAGCACTCATGACATTTGCCATGGGCAACGCGATCACCATGGAAGACACCAACGGCAACCGGAAGCTTCTTAAGAAGCGGCAAGAAGCGAAGATCGACAACGTCGCCGCCCTGATGGACGCTTTCATAGCGTACAAGCTCCACAAGGAAGAGTTCGAATGACACAGCAGACAACTCCGCCGGGTGAGCTTGTTCACTACGGCGTGAAGGGTATGAAGTGGGGTGTCCGGAAGGCTCGAACCGGAGACCTCAACACGCGGGCATCGCGTCTTGAGCGAGTTGCCAGCGGCAAGGGTTCACTCGCCGACAAGGTCGTTTCCCTCGGCGGGTCGAGTCTTCACAATCTGGCAGTGCAGAGAGGCTTGAAGAACGAGGCTGCTCGTCGAGCTGCCAACTACCGAGGCCAGATCGAACGCCTCTCAACGGGCAAGGCCAAGGTCAGCGACATTCTCAAGGCCTATGGGACCGTGAGCCTCGCAAGTCTGGCCGCCGCTGCCAACAAGAAGACCGACTATGTCCCCTAACCTCGTCCACTACGGTGTGAAGGGGATGCACTGGGGTGTCCGAAAGAACACTCCGACCCATTCCAGTTACACCAGCGGTCAGCAGGCCACTGACCGGCAGAAGCACGGACAGGCTGGAGTCAAGCGGATCAATCGCCGCTTGAACAAGGGCATGACTCTGGAGAAGGCTCGCAAGAGGGAGCGGTCGTACAAGACCAAGATCCGACTCGCTCTCATCGGTGCAGGTGTGGCTCACGACATGGTGAAGGTCTACGGCCCGGTTCTCGTCCAGACCATCGCTGTTCGAGCCGAAACCAACCGAGGTCGTGCTTCAGCGGCCGAAACTCTGGGACTTCCTCGAACGGGAACTTCAGGACCCACTTACTCCAAGGCAAACCGTAAGGGCGCCTTCAAGATCACCAACCTTTAAGGGAGGTCTCTTTCATGTCAAAATGGGAGCAAACCTCCCCTGGTGAACTCATGCACTTCGGTGTGAAGGGCATGAAGTGGGGCGTCCGGCATGACGGTCCGACTGGTGTTTCTCGTAGCACCAACAACACCGCCAAGAAGGACGCGAAGGAGTTCGCCCGAGCCAAACAGTTCTTTGGTCAAGGTGCTGGCACTCGGCGCAAGCTGATCAAGGCCACTGTTGAGGGGCGAAGCAAGAAGGACCCCGCCTACAAGAAGGCGTTCGATCATCATCTTGGCCAGCAGGACATGTCAGTCCACGCGGCTAAGGCTCGAAGCGAGCGCAAGCGCAAAGACGTCAAGAACAGCGCCGGTAGAGGCATCCGGGGAACTCGCCACATCCTCAACGGAAACTCACAGTACGCATCAGCGGCCACCGCAATCGTAGTTGGTGGTGCTCTGTATGCGCACAAGACCGGCATCGACAAGACGATCTTCAACGCAGGGAAGAAGGCCTACTCTAAGGCCACCGACCCGAACGGCCATCAAGCTGCCAAGAAGTTTCTCCGAGACATGGGGATCGGCTAGCTCCGAGCCATATTTCCAGAAAGGAGGTGACTAATGGCAAACTTGTTTTCTCGTGTGTCTAAAAGTTTGAAGCACAGCTGGAACGTCTTCACCGATCCGAACTACTTCGACAGTCTGCATAAGACCGGCGGCAGCAGTCTCGGATATTACAGTCCTCCTTCCCGAGGTAGGTCTTCGTATTCCAGTGAACGTTCTATCATCTCGTCGATCTACGTTCGGCTCGGCATAGATGTTTCTGGAGTTGACATTCGGCATGTCCGAACAGACGACGACGGTCGGTATCTCAACGATATCACAAGCGGACTTCAGGACTGTTTGACTGTAGACCCGAACCTCGACCAAGGCCCTCGACAGTTCCGTCAGGACATGGCGATGACGCTGTTCGAGAAAGGTCTAGCCGCTGTTGTTCCGGTTGAAACAGATCTCGACCCTAACGACACTGCTGGTTTCTCGATCCAGCAACTTCGCGTCGGCGAGATTGTGGGATGGCAGCCTCAGCATGTTCGCGTCAGCCTGTATGATCAGCGTAACGGTGAACGCAAGATAGTAACCGTTCCTAAGAGTCTGACGGCTATCATTGAGAATCCTCTTTACTCAGTGATGAACGAACCGAGCTCCACACTTCAGCGTCTTATGCGGAAGCTCAACATGCTGGACGCAGTAGACGAGGCGTCCAGTTCGGGCAAGCTGAACATGATCATTCAGCTTCCTTATGTGGTCAAGAGTGATCTTCGACGTCAGCAGGCAGAACAGCGCCGCAAGGACATCGAGTTCCAGCTTACTGGCAGTAAGTATGGTATCGCCTACACAGACGGTACCGAGAAGATCACTCAGCTGAATCGTCCGGTCGACAACAACCTTCTTGAACAGATCAAGTACTTGACCGACAAGCTCTACACAGAACTTGGTCTGACTCCGGAGGTTATGAACGGCACGGCCGACGAGAAGGTCATGCTGAACTACTTCGTCCGGACTATCGAGCCGGTGATCCAGGCGATCGCAGAGTCCATGAAGCGCACCTTCCTGACCAAGACGGCTCGGACTCAGAACCAGTCGATCATGTACTTCCGTGACCCGTTCAAGCTCGTCCCGATGGAAGTCATCGCTGAGATCGCGGACAAGTTCACACGGAACGAGATCTTGTCGGCGAACGAGATCCGTCAGGGGATCGGCTTCAAGCCTTCCAAGGACCCGAAGGCTGACCAACTGGTCAACAGCAACATGCCGCAGCCAGGAACCAACATGGGTCTTGGGGCAGCACCACCAACCACGCCGGAAACGGTTTCCGTCGGAGCTCAGAGCAAAACACTGAAGTAGGGAAAGGAGACAGTCAAAATGGGAGTAATCGAAGCTGACTTCGGCGGCTGGGCCACAAAGGCTGGCCTCAAGTGCACCGACGGCCGAACCATCATGCCCGGCGCCTTCAAGCACATGCACCAGCAGCAGGTCCCGCTGGTGTTCCAGCACAGCCACAACGCGATCGAGAACGTTCTCGGTCACGCGATCCTCGAGCACCGTGAAGAGGGCATCTACGCCTACGCGTTCTTCAACGACACGCCCAAGGGTCAGCTCGCCAAGACCCAGGTCAAGCACCGCGACCTCAAGCACCTGTCGATCTACGCCAACAACCTGGTGGAGACGGCCAAGAAGGTGACCCACGGAAACATCCGTGAGGTGAGTCTGGTTCTCGCCGGCGCCAATCCGGGTGCGGTCATCGACTTCGTCAACCTCAAGCACGGCGACGGCTCGATCACCGAACTGGACGACGAGGCGATCCTCTACACCGAGGAAGAGCTCGAGCACGCCCTCGACGAGATCGAAGAGGACGACACCGACGAGGATGACGATCTCGCCCACGCCTCCGCGGACATGACGGTCCAGGACATCTACGACGGAATGTCCGAGGAAGAGCAGAACGTCGTGCACTACCTGATCGGTGCCGCTCTGGACTCGGTCACCTCCGCCGCGGCTCCTGCCGCCAAGCACTCCGACGACAACACCGCCGAGGGCGTCCTCGCCCACAAGGAAGGAGCCGACAACATGTCGCGCAACGTGTTCGACCAGAACGACGCCAACGAAGGCGAGCAGAAGAACGTGCTCAGCCACTCTGACGTCAAGGGCATCTTCGCCGACGCCGTCAAGTGCGGCTCCCTGAGGGAGGCGGCCCGTAACTACATCAACTCCCTCGAGCACGGCATCGAGAGCATCGACGTCCTGTTCCCGGACGCCAAGATGGCCACGGGCACCATCGACCTCGACAAGCGCCGGACCGAGTGGGTCACGACCGTCCTCAACGGCACCCGTCACACCCCGTTCTCCCGCATCAAGACCTTCACGGCCGACCTGACCCAGGACGAGGCCCGTGCCAAGGGCTACATCAAGGGGAACTACAAGCTGGAAGAGTGGTTCGGCGTCAGCAAGCGGACCACCAGCCCCACCACGATCTACAAGAAGCAGAAGCTCGACCGTGACGACATGCTCGACATCACGGACTTCGACATCGTCGCCTTCCTCAAGGCCGAGATGCGGCTCATGACCGAGGAGGAGATCGCCCGTGCGATCCTCATCGGCGACGGCCGTGCGGCGGACGACATCGACAAGGTCAAGGACCCGCTGGGTACCTCCGACGGCATCGGCATCCGCTCGATCGTGAACGACCACGAGCTCTTCGTCACCACTCTGCTGGTGAACGTCGACGACGCCAACTCGAGCTACGAGGAGGTCGTGGACGCCGTCATGGACGGCATGGAGTTCTACAAGGGCACCGGCACCCCGGTCTTCTACACCACTATCCCGCAGCTCAACAAGTTCCTGAAGGCCAAGGACGAGATGGGCCGGCGTTACTACGCCAACAAGAGCGAGGTCGCTCAGGTCCTCGGCGTCAGCAACATCATCACCGTCGAGCCGATGAAGGAGATAGCCGACCTGATCGGCATCGTCGTCAACCTGGACGACTACAACATCGGCACCGACAATGGTGGCGAGCTGACGATGTTCGACGACTTCGACATCGACTACAACCAGCAGAAGTACCTGCTGGAAACCCGCATGTCGGGCGCTCTCGTCAAGCCGAAGTCCGCTCTGGTCATCAAGAAGACCGCTTCCGCCAACGTCCTGGTGACCCCGACCAAGCCGGCCTTCGTCGCGAGCACGGGTGTCGTCACGATCCCGACCGTCACCGGCGTGGTCTACAAGGGCAACGACGGCACCACCACCCTCACCGCGGGTGCTCAGACCGCTCTCGCGGCCGGCGCATCCACGACCGTCTACGCGGTCCCGGCGTCCGGGTACTACTTCGCCAACAACCAGGAAGACTCCTGGATGTTCAAGCGCAACGCCGCCTGATCTAGGCAACCTCAGACATGACTCGATTTTCAGGAAAGGTGGGATACGGCGCAACTGTAGAAACCGCCCCTGGCGTGCACGAGGACGTCATCACGGAACTCCCATATTTTGGGGATGTGGTGAGGAACTCGCTGAAGTTCAGGGAAGGTGAGAGCGTCAACAATGACCTCTCGGTGAGTAATTCAATCAGTATCGTTGCGGATGAGTACGCCAACGGTCATTTCTTCAACATTCGCTATGTCATTTGGGCGGGGGCTTACTGGGTTGTCTCGAACGTTGAGCCCCGGTACCCCCGCCTGATATTGGAGCTAGGGGGTGTCTATAATGGCCCCAAGGCTTGAACTTCAGACACTCCTTGAGGGGGTGCTGGGAAGCGAGAATGTGTATTTCCAGCCCCCCGCCAATGTGGCGATGGTGTACCCCTGCATTGTCTATTCGCTAGACAACGCGAAGACTGAGTTCGCTGACAACCACCCCTACAGTCGCTTCAAGCGATATCAGTTGACGGTGATCGACCGAAATCCGGATACGCTGATTCCCGACGATGTCGCTCAGCTGCCGTTGTCCGTCCTGAACCGGGTATTCACGGCGGATAATCTCCACCACTACGTCTTCAATCTGTACTTCTGAAAGGAAGTCAATCATGGCCAAGCTTGCTTGGGACCAGACGGGCGCTCGGCTCTATGAGACCGGTGTCGACCGAGGCGTCCTGTACATACCGAACACGTCCGGCGTCTACGACAGCGGGTTCGCCTGGAACGGTCTGACGACTCTCACCGAGTCGCCTTCCGGCGCCGAGTCCAACCCGCAGTACGCGGACAACATCAAGTACCTCAACCTCCTGTCGATCGAGCAGTTCGGCGGCACCATCGAGGCCTACACCTACCCGGACGAGTTCGCCCAGTGCGATGGCACGGCAACTCTCCAGGCCGGCGTCACCATGGGCCAGCAGTCGCGCAAGACCTTCGGCCTGTCCTACCGGTCCAAGCTGGGCAACGACACCGAGCTCAACGACTTCGGCTACAAGATCCACCTCGTCTACAACGCTCTCGCGGCTCCGTCCGAGAAGGCCTTCGCGACGGTCAACGACTCCCCCGAGGCGATCGGCTTCAGCTGGGAGTTCAGCACCACCCCGATCGACGTCGGAACGATCGGCGGCACGGCCTACAAGCCGACGGCCACCATGATCATCGACTCCACCAAGGTGGACGCCGGTGCTCTGGCTGACCTCGAGGACGCGCTCTACGGGACCACGGGCACGGACCCCCGTCTGCCCACCCCGGCAGAGGTCTACGCCTTCTTCTCCGGCACCGTCACCGTCGCCACCCCGACCGCTCCGTCCTACAACGCGTCGACCGACATCATCACGATCCCGACCGTCACCGGCGTCGTCTACTACATCGACGGCGAGGTCGTCACCGGCACCTTCGGACCGATCACCGCGAACAAGCTCGTCACCGCTCTGCCGGCCGCGGGCTACAAGTTCCCGACGCCCACCCAGGACGAGTGGCTCATCACCTTCGCGTAGCCAACCCTCGCGACAGAAGGGAGGCCAGAGAGTGCTCACAATCACAGTCCCGATGACTGAAGCATACAACGAGGAGACTCGAGAGTTCGTAATTGCTGATGGTTTTAAACTTGAATTGGAGCACTCTCTGGTCTCCCTGTCAAAATGGGAGTCAAAGTTCGAGAAGCCCTTCCTGAGTACAGAGAACAAAACTCCGGAAGAGATCCTCTGGTACATGAAGGAGATGACTCTCACCCAAGATGTTCCCGAAGAAGTTTTCCAGAGACTTTCCGAGGACAACATCAAAGAGATCGATGCTTACACCACCGCAAAGATGACCGCTACCTGGTTCAGGGAAGATGCGAACCAGAGGCGAAGTCGGGAAATCATCACCGCGGAGCTCGTCTACTACTGGTTGTTCTCTTACGGGATACCGAAGGAATGTGAAGACTGGCATTTGAACCGCCTATTCACACTCATCAAGGTATTCAGTGAGAAGAACAAGCCTCCTAAGAAGATGAGTAGGGCTGAGGCTGCCCAGCAAAATCGATCGCTGAATGCACAACGACGAGCCCAAATGGGTACTTCCGGATGAGAGGGGGTAATTCGGCATGACAAGACTCGACTGGAATACTGTCGGCTCGCGCTTCTATGAAGCAGGCGTTGACCGAGGTGTTCTGTACGTCGACGGTTACCCCGGTGTCCCATGGAACGGTTTGACATCCATCGAAGAAAGCCCTTCCGGCGGAGACCCGAAGTCGTTCTATATCGATGGGATCAAGTACCTGGCGGTCCCCTCAGCTGAGGAGTACGAAGGCACCATAACCGCGTTCACTTACCCGGACGAGTTCGTCCAGTGTGACGGAGGTGTGGAACCTCGGTCTGGGTTGTTCCTGACCCATCAGAGACGGAAGTCGTTCGGTCTTTCCTACCGCACCATGGTAGGTAATGACAACACGGAAGCCTTCGGGTACAAGCTTCACATCATCTACAATGCGCTGACTTCGCCTTCGGACAGATCTAACGGAACCCTGAAGGATTCGACAGATCCTACCGATTTCAGCTGGAAGATCACGTGCAAGCCCCCCGCCATGTCAGGCTACCGACCCACTTCTCATATCGTGATGGATTCCAGAACCACCGATCCATCTGTTCTCTCTGTTGTCGAGGATATTCTCTACGGCACCGACGACGACCAGTCAAGAATCCCGACACTCGAAGAACTGATCGCCGCCTACGACGCCATATCCACGCTCACTGTGATTGACAATGGAGATGGAACGTGGACCGCGACTGCTCCGTTTGACGTTATCCGAATGCTGGATGACGACACGTTCTCGATCACCGCTTCCACCGCGGTATTCATCGATGACAGCACCTACACCCTGAGCTCAGAGTAGAAAGGTGGTCGTATGGCTACCATCACGGGCATGACCGCCGCTGCCATGGAGGCTATCCGGGCTGGAGCGATCACCGAAGCCACGTTCGACACAGCGGGTCATCTCATCCTCATCAAGTACGACGAAACGCAGATCGACGCGGGCGTCGTACCTTCGGCGACAACCGTTCTTTCGGGAGCCGTAGAACTCGCAACTGCAGCGGAAACAGCTACCGGAACCGATGCAGTTCGAGCAGTAACGCCGGCAGGACTTTCGTCTGTTCGTGTCCTCACCTCCAACAGCCTTGCGGAAACAGCTCTGCCGAGTACTTACCCGACTGGTACCTCGGTGATGGTCCTCACCACTGGATCCGCCTGGACACCAAATTCCGGTCTCGGCACTGTGGTTTCTCACATCACGTCAGACCGAAGCGAGCAAACGTTCTATTCCAGTGCCGGTGGGACGCAGTTCGCCCGATACTGGACGAGGACCTACCACGTCAGTAATGGCGGCGGAGGCTGGACTGCTTGGGTAGAGGCCATGCTCCTGGTCAACTTGACCGCGGCCAGCTTCACCCAGACCACGACGATAGCCAACTATCCGTCAGGCCTGTCGAGAATCTACTACAACAACACCAATGGCACGGGCTGGGACTTCTCCGGAACATGGGGCGAAGTACGGACGTACAAGGGTTCTGACGACTTCACCCGGCAGACGTTCACCGAGCACATCGGCGGAAGTGCCAACAAGACCCGGGAATGGATTCGCACCTGCACGACTTCTGGTAGCTGGTCGGCGTGGCAGTCTGTCGTTCTGGCAGACAACAACACGGAAGCCTGGACGACCTACGTTCCCGTATGGACAACTACCGGAACTGCGCCATCTCTAGGGACCGGAGGGACGCTCACAGGTCGGTACAAGAAGAACGGCCGTACCATCACTGGAGTCGTCAACTTGATCGCGGGGACAGGTACGACGTTTGGTACCGGAACTCCGTCGTTCACGTTGCCTCCTTACGCAGTGGCGGCCAGTAGCATCGCGCACGTTGGCCATGCTCATCTTCTGGACACTTCTAGGTGGGGCGGCCAGGTCATCATGTCCTCAGGGGCAACCACCATGACCCCGTTCTTCGTCACCAGTTCTACCAACAACGCCATGCAGGCAATGGACACGTCTGTATCTCGCCCGCAGGCGCTGACCACTGCGCTTCAACTGCGCATGTCGTTCACGTACGAATCGGCCAGCTAACTCAGTCAAAATGGGAGCCGAATGATCTACTTCACAGTCACCGGCTCCACCAAGCACGCCGAAGCATTCCTCCGGAAGATGAAGCAGGGCACTATCTACAACACCCTGGACTCATCTGCCAGGCAAGGAGTGGTCGCTCTGATTGCGGGAACACCGGTCGATTCTGGATTGGCTGCTGATTCCTGGGACTACGAAATCGAACAGTCCGGAAAATCAGTGACTATCAAGTGGACGAACAAAGACGTAGAGAACGGATTCCCCGTAGCCATCATGCTGCAGTACGGCTATGGAACAGGGACCGGTGGGTACGTCCAAGGCCAGGACTACATCAACCCAGCCATGAAACCGGTTTTTGACCACATCGCAGATCAGGTATGGAAGGCGGTGACCTCCGCGTGAGCTCTATCGACGAGCGTGTCGTTCAAATGAAGTTCGAGAATGCTGCGTTCGAACGTGGTGTTCAGCAGACTCTAAACACCCTGGCACGGCTCAACAAGGGCCTTCAGCTCCAGGGTGCCACGAAGGGTCTCGCGGGGGTTTCTGCCGTCGCCGAACAGTTCGATCAGCACATGGTGCGAAGCCGGGATTCTCTCGGACGGTTCACATCCAGTGTTTCGCAGTCCTCCACTGTAGCTACGGCCTTCGGCCAGAAGATCGAAGCTTCTCAGGGTGTTCTCGGCCGGTTCACCAGTGGATTTTCGACGCTGGTTTCGCACGTTACGACTTTCGGCCAGAAAATCGATTCGGGTCGTAATTCTCTTGGCCAGTTCACCAGCGGTCTGAGTGAGACCATCGGAACCTCGGACAAGACGACATCTTCTCTTCAGAGGATCGAAAATGGCGTCTCGGCCATATCCGGAAAGTTCTCCGCACTCGGCACCGTAGCCACTGGTGCCCTACTGAGCATCGGGGCGAGGGCTGCTCAGGCTGGTACCCAGCTCATCAAGTCGTTCTCGTTCGCGCCTATCATGGATGGGTTCCACGAATATGAGACGAACCTGAATGCGATCCAGACCATTCTGGCTAACACTCAGGCCGCGGGCACAAACCTCAAGGATGTAAATGGGGCTCTGAACGAGCTCAACCACTACGCCGATCAGACCATTTACAACTTCTCCGAGATGGCGAAGAATATCGGCACCTTCACGGCTGCCGGTGTCGGTCTCAAGGAGTCTACGGCGTCAATCAAGGGTATCGCAAACCTGGCGGCCTTGTCTGGCTCCAACTCTGAGCAGGCTTCTGGTGCCATGTACCAGCTCTCCCAGGCTATATCCGCTGGACGGGTATCCCTGGAGGACTGGAACTCAGTAGTCAACGCCGGTATGGGTGGTACCGTATTCCAACGTGCTCTGGCTCAGACTGCCGAGAAGATGGGGACTCTGAGCGATGGAGCTGTAAAGCTCAAGGGCAAGATGAAGAACGTCACGATCGAAGGGAAGTCGTTCCGTGAGTCCATCACGGCGAAGCCCGGACAAGATTCGTGGCTGACATCGAAGGTCCTCACAAACACGTTGGCACAATTCACCGGAGACCTGTCCAACGCACAGCTCAAGGCCGAGGGGTTCAACAAGGCTCAGATCGCGGCCATCCAAAAGCAGGCCAAGATGGCCAAGGAAGCCGCAACCCAGGTAAAGACTTTCACCCAACTTCTTGACACCACCAAAGAAGCTGTGGGATCTGGATGGACGTCAACCTGGCAGATCATCTTCGGCGACTTCACCGAAGCCAAGGGTCTGTTCACCGGAATCAGCAATTCTCTGAATGGGTTTGTTAGTGCTTCGTCCAATGCTCGGAACAAGGTTCTCGGCGACTGGAAGAAGCTAGGCGGAAGAACTGCCCTGATCAGCGGGATAGGGAATGTCTTCAAGGGACTTATCTCCGTCCTCAAGCCGATCAAGGATGCCTTCCGGGAGATATTTCCGGCAACCACCGGCAAGCAACTTGCCGACATGACGAAGTCGTTCAGAGACTTCACAGCCAAGCTCAAGATTGGGAGCGACACGGCTGACAAACTGAAGAGGACCTTTGCGGGGGTCTTCGCGGTGTTTGGAATCGCGGTCGACATTATAAAGGCCGTGGCTCGCACTATATTTGACTTGGTCGGAGTAGCCACTAAGGGCTCCGGCGGTTTCCTCGACTTCACCGCCAAGGTCGGTGATTTCCTAGTCGCTGTCCGGAACGGAGCTCGTGCGGGCGAAGGGATCACGAACTTCTTCAAGGGTCTTGGCGCGGTTCTAACCATTCCCATCAAGCTCATCCAGAAGTTTGCTGGTTTCCTTGGATCGCTGTTCAAGAACACTGATTCCAAGGGTGTCGAGCAGAGTGTCGAACGCATATCCTCCAAGCTCGAACCTCTTGGCCACTTGGGCGAAGTAGTATCTAAGGCCTGGCAGACGACACTCACGGTCATGCAGAACGTTGGCGATTTCTTCTCGAAGCTCGGCGACAAGATATCCAGCGTTCTCCAGGGTGTTGGTATCAACGTCTCAACGATGTTCGAGGGGTTCGACTTCAAGACTCTCTTCGCAGGCCTCAACACCGGTTTGCTTGGCGGTCTGTTCCTAATCGTCAGGAAGTTCCTCAACACCTTCGGCGGAGGCGCCGGCGGGGTTTTCGATGCCATTTCCGAGGGCCTCGAGCGCATGACTGGAGTATTCTCCACCATGCAGACCACCCTGAAGGCAGCAACGCTTCTTCAGATCGCTCTCGCCATCGGCGTTCTGGCAGTCTCTCTGAGCATCCTGGCCAAGATCAATCCCGACGATCTCGCCAAGGCCGGCGCTGCAATCACCGTTCTGTTCGGTCAGCTTCTGGGATCTCTTGCTGTATTCCAGAAGTTCATCGGTTCCGCAGGATTCGCCAAGCTTCCGTTCGTGATGGGATCACTGATCCTTCTAGCGGGTGCTGTTCTTATTCTTGTCCAGGCAGTCAAGCAGTTGTCCGGCCTGGATTGGAACGGGTTGTCGAAGGGTCTCACAGGACTGGCTGTCACCATGGGTCTGGTTGTGGGCGCGCTCAAGCTCATGCCCAATCCCGGTGGGATGATTTCTACCGGCCTGGGTCTGATTGCTCTTGCCGCGGCCATCAAGATTTTGGTCAGTGCGGTAACGGATCTGTCTGGTCTCAACTGGGCTGACCTGGCTAAGGGCCTTGTAGGCGTCGGGGCGCTTCTTGGGGCGCTCGTTCTCTTTACCATGTTCGCAAAGGCGGACGCGGGCGGCATCGCCCAGGGTGTAGGGATCATCTTGCTGGCGGCAGGGATCAAGATTCTCGCCAGTGCGGTCAAGGACCTGTCGAAGATGTCCTGGGGCGAAATAGCCAAGGGTCTAGTGACTCTGGCCGGCGCTCTTACGATCATCACAGCAGCGCTGATGTTCATACCGCCAACTGCACCACTGCAAGCAGCCGGGGTTCTTATCATCGCCACTTCTCTGGGGATGGTAGCGGACGCACTTGCCAAAATGGCAAAACTTTCTTGGAGCGCGATCGGCAAGAGTCTCACCGTAATGCTCGGGGCACTCACGATCATCACGGCAGCGTTGTATGTGATTCCTCCTACGGCTCCACTTGCCGCGGCTGGAATTCTCATCACAGCCCTGGCTCTCCAGCAGATCGCGAAGGTACTCTCCAAGTTCGCCCAGTATTCTTGGGAGGACATCGGAAAGTCGATGACTCTGTTGGCCGGTACGTTGGGGATCATCGCCGGAGCTCTGTTCCTCATGTCAGGAGCTATTCCCGGTGCAGCTGCGGTGATCATTGTCGCTGGTGCTCTGGCAATTCTGGCGCCGGTTCTCCAGCAGTTCTCCCAGATGTCTTGGACGGAGATCGGCAAGAGTCTTCTCATGCTGGCTGGCGTATTCGTGGTATTCGGTGCGGCAGCTTTGCTGCTTACTCCGGTTATCCCGGTAATGGTCGCTCTGGGATTTGCAGTGACTCTTCTGGGCGCCGGTATGCTGTTGGCCGGAGCGGGCATATTCTTGTTCGCTAGCGGGCTCACAGCTTTGGCTGTGGCTGGAGCGGCGGGTTCAGCGGCAGTTATCGGTATCGTCAGTGCTTTGATCGGTCTTATTCCGAAGGTCATGGAAGAGATCGGTCTGGGTATTATCGCTTTCGCCAAGGTTATTTCTACAGGCGGTCCAGCGATTACTCAGGCCATCACGGTAGTGCTTCTGTCGTTGATCACAGCGATCGGTGTTCTCACTCCAAAGATCGTCCAGACGCTGTATAAGCTGCTGGTGATGCTGGTTCAGACGATGGCTAAGTACATACCCAAGTTGGTCGATGCTGGTCTTCATCTTCTGACGGGTATTCTCCAGGGAATCGCCAACAACCTCGGCAGGGTCATCACCGCGGCCACTAACGTCATCGTGGCCTTCATGAATGGCATCAGCAAGAATCTTCCCCGCATCATCGATGCCGGTGTGAAGATGATCTTGAGCTTCATCAACGGGATATCCCAGGCTATCGACAAGCACTCGTCGGAGCTTGGTGCTGCTGGTGGGCGTCTGGCTGGAGCCATTATCAAGGGTATGGTCAAGGGTCTTGCCGCTGGCGTTGGGCAGATCATATCCGCGGCAAAGGATGTGGCGTCGTCTGCGATCAACGCAGCGAAGCACGTTCTCGACTCGCACTCGCCATCCAAGGTGTTCATCAAGATCGGCCAAGATGTCAACAAGGGCTTCTATATTGGTCTGATGAGCGGGGACAAGAGCAAGATCGACTCCGCGTTCAACGACATGAAGAAGAAGCTCCTCGACCTGTCTAAGAACACTAAGGCGTCTGCTGCGGAGCGAAAGAAGGCTGCTTCTGCCTACACCGAACTGACCAAGGGTCTTAGCGACGAGCACAAGAAGCTTGATGCTCTATCGGTAAAGTACGACCAGTACACCGAGAAGATCAAGAACGCCAAGCAAGCGCTCGCCGATATCAAGAAGACCCGCGACGACTTCAAGAAGTCTGTAACGGATCAGTACTCGGTTCTTCCAGATATTTCAGCGGACACGTCGGTAGCCACCTACGAAGCCGACCTGAAGACGCAGATCGAGAAGACCAAGCAGTTCTCGAATACTCTCCAGAGGCTTCGTGATCTTGGCCTGAACGATGCAGCGTACAAGCAGCTTCTGAACCAGGGTATCGAAGCCCTGCCGTTCGCGCAGAACCTGCTTTCCGGCGGCAAGGACGCGGTCAAGGAAGTCAACAGCCTCGACGGTCAGCTGGCAACCGCCGCCAAGGCTCTCGGTAAGTCGGCATCCAGCGAGCTGTACGACGCTGCGGTGCAGTCTGCTGCGGGACTCGTAAAGGGTCTCGAGAAGCAGCAGAAGAACATCGAAAAGCAGATGGACAAGATCGCCGACTGGATGGTCAAGGCGATCAAGAAGGCTCTCGGGATCAAGTCCCCCTCGAGGGCGTTCATGGAGGTCGCGGAATATTCCGCGCAGGGTCTGATCAAGGGCATGGGCGATATGTCCGGTTCTGTCCAGAAGGCCGCCGCGGGTACCGGGCAGACTGCTGTCGACTCTCTTCGGAAGTCGCTGTCTGGATTCTCGGATCTGATGACCGCACCTGTCAATCTGCAGCCGACCATCACTCCGGTTCTGGACTTGTCCAGTGTCAAGAAGGACGCCAGTCAAATTGGCAGCCTTATCCCGGCTCAATCTGTCTCGGTAGACGCGGCATATCTCAAGGCAACGTCTATAGCCACAGACCGGATGAGTACTTCGGACGCTGTCGCCTCGGCATCTTCAACAGTGTCGAAGACAGTCACCTACAACCAGTACAACACTTCACCTAAGACTCTGTCTACGGCAGAGATCTACCGTCAGACCAACAATCAGATATCCAAGCTGAAGGGAGCTCTGGAGGATAAGTGATCACCAAGATCGAAGCTCGTACCCCCCAGGGCACTCTTCTGAGTCTGCCGGTGGATGACATATCCGGTGGGTACAGCGTGCAGGACATAGACGGGCTGGATCCTGTGAAGGCGACGATCGTGTCGTCTCCCTTCGCGAACGCTGATGGCGAGCAGTACCAAGCCTCCCGCCGTGAAAAGCGGAATATCGTGATTACGTTGGGGCTTGAAACCGACTACATCACGAACAGCGTTCGTACTCTCAGGAGGAACCTGTACGAGTTCTTCCAGCCCAAGCGGTACGTGAGCCTTCGGCTTTACGATGATGACGGTCTCACCGTGAATATAGAGGGGAGGGTCGAGTCATTCGATTCGGCCCTATTCTCCCAGGAGCCGACGGTCAGCATTTCGATCCTCTGCTTCGACCCGGATTTCGTCAACGTTAACTCAGCGACGATTTCCGGGTCCACGGTGGCCAGCACAACGAACACCGTGATCCAGTACGATGGCGATATCGAGACAGGTCTTGTACTCACTCTGAGTGTGAACAGGACCTTGACCGAATTCACCATCTACAACACCGGCGAAGACTCGATCGTCAGAAGTCTGGATATCGCCGCATCACTTGTCTCCGGGGATGTTGTTGTTATCAGCACCATCTCCGGGGCCAAGTCGGTAAAGCTGACCAGATCTGGCGTCACGTCGTCCCTGCTGTACGGGATGTCCACTCAGTCTGACTGGGTGGAATTTACCCCGGGGGAAAATCACTTCAGGGTTTACGCAACTGGAGCGGCTATCCCATATTCCGTCACATACACTGAGCGTTACGGGGGTCTGTGATGAGTATGGAGGTGTATATCCTCGACAGTCTCTACCGTCGGACCGAAGTAGTCGACCGTTACGAATCGCTTATCTGGACAGAGCGATTCTCAGCAGTAGGCGACTTCGAACTGAAGCTTCACTCGACTCTGGAGAACCGTACCCGGTTCGTAGAAGGAGTCAAGCTGGCTATCATTCCGTCATATCGGGTCATGATAGTAGAGACTGTCGAGGATGGCATCGACGACGAGGGCCAGGAGATCCTCACTGTCAAGGGCCCTTCTCTCGAAGCCGTTCTCGATCAGCGTATGGCTCGAAGTGCCATGGATGACACCACCACGAATCCATCGTGGACGTTGACGGGAACCCCCAAAGTCATAGCGACGCAGATGTTCCACGATATTTGCGTTACGGGTGTTCTCGATTCCGGGGATGTGATTCCGCTCATCAACGAGGGGAACATTTTCTCCACGGACACAACCCCGGCTCCTACGGACACCATCTCATATGTCGTCAGCCCGGATACTCTGTACAATGCAGAGAAAACGCTGTGCGATCAGTACCTGATGGGCTTTCGACTCGTGAGGAATGGCGACACAGCACAACTGTGGTTTGACATCTACATGGGGAGTGACAGAACCTCCCATCAGACGTCGCTTCCCGCTGTCATATTCAGCTCGGGTCTGGGGAACCTGCACAACACATCTGAGCTGAGATCCACTGCGTTGTACAAGAACGCGGCGTACGTCATAACTCCGGTGGGTACTCGAATCGTATATCCGGATGACGTCGACACGACGATATCCGGCTTTGACCGACGTGTTCTGATAGTCAACGCTGATGACATCACGGATACCGACTCAGTAGTCGCTCAGGCTCTCATGCTCCAAAGGGGTATTGACGAGCTCGCCAAGAACCGTAAGGTTCAAGCATTCGACGGTGAGGTAAGCCAGACCAGCCAGTACGTATACGGCACTGACTACAACCTGGGCGATCTGGTAGAGACCCGGAATGTCGATGGTGTCTCGAACAGCATGCAGGTCACTGAGCACATATTCGTGGCTGATAGTGAGGGTGTTCGTTCATACCCGACATTGGCAGTCACCCAGTTCGTCACCGCTGGATCTTGGATAGGTCTTCCGGCCGGTAAGATCTGGTCTGACTACACCACAGAAGAGTGGGCGGGTCTGCCCGGTTAGGAGGTCAAAATGGCAGTAGGAGACGAAGCCCAAGCTGCGGGATATTCGATAGTCCCGGACACCGACCTCGTCAAAGACGGTGCGGAAGAGATCAATCGAACGCGCGATTACGTAGCAGAGGTGAAGGCGTTGGTGCCGACCGGAAAGGCTGCTTACCGAACCGCAGCCGGCATAACCTCTGGTACGGCTGCCCCATCCGGTGGTAACGATGGGGATATCTACTTCCAGATCATCAGTTAGGCGGGGCCGTGACCGACTGGACTAAAACCACCGGCTCAACCGGAACTATGATGATCCGGGACACTGGGTCGTCGGTTGAGTTCTGGTTCAAGGCCGGATATTCCAGCGACTGGTATAACGATCTTCACTTCAGTTACACAGTCGATGGCGATACCACCAGCAAGACGATCGACTACCCGACGGGCGCGGATTGGAAGAAGGTCGGTTCCGACACCGCGACCTACAGCCAGACCGTAACGTTCAAGCTCCTCACCGCCACTGGTATTTCCGGTATGGGTGGGCCAACGACGTTCACGCATTCCGTCAGTCGGGATACAGTACCTGGCGCCCCTAGCGTTCCGGCTATATCCGGTATAACAGCTACTTCGGTGGTTGCGAAGTTCAGCGACGGATCCAATGGCGGGGACGCGATCGACGCCCGTCAGATCAGGTACGACAACAATTCTGACGCTTCATCGAGCACGACAGTCAGTTCGGATGGCTCGACCACCATTTCGGGTCTGACGACCAACACGACTTACTACTTCTGGGCCAGAACTCATAACTCAGTCGGCTGGGGTCCATGGTCAGGAAGATCAAGCGCCAAAACGATCTCAGTCCCGACTGCTCCGAGTGCTCCACTTCTTTCCAGCATCACAGCAACAACTGTTGACGTCTCCTGGACAGACAACAGCAATGGCGGAGCCTCGATCACTGCTCACCAGATCGGCCGCGGTACTAGCGCACTGGGCCCGAGCGTAACTGTTTCGGCAAGTTCGCCTCAGGTACTCACAGGTCTGGCTCCAGGTAACACGTACTACATATTCGTCAGGGCTCAGAACTCTGTCGGGTGGAGTGCGTGGTCAAAACCCACAAGCATGAGAACGGTCGCTGGTGCCTATATTCTTGTTGGCACCACATGGAAGCTTGCAGTCCCGTACGTGAGAGTAGGCGGGGTATGGAAGCTCGCTGAAGCATGGGGTCGTGTCTCAGGAGTCTGGAAGAAAACAACGTAAAAATTTTCGCAACGGGGGATTGGGGAGGTTAATTCGTGGGCGCTGGATTTCAGTTGGCCCTTACGTCGATTGCTTCGGTAATCGCGTCATCAGGCTTCTGGGCCTATATTCTGCGCAAGGACGACCGGAGGAACGCGACCACGCGACTTCTCATGGGGTTGGCCTACGATCAGTTGACGACTCGAGGTGTCGGCTATATCGAGCAGGGGTGGGTCACCAGAGAAGAATACGGCGACTTCAAGAAGTACTACTACGATCCGTACAAGGCTCTTGGTGGGAACGGGGTCGCGGATCGGATCATGGAAGAAGTATCCGGTCTTCCACTCATGTCACACAGCAGGTATGCCGAGATATTCCGGAACCGAGAAGAAGGTTGGGTAAACAATGTCCGAGTCATCAGCCGTGACAGCCAAGAAGCCCCTACTGAGTGACGGGGCGTACAACAAGCTGAAGCACACGGCCGCGATCGCTCTTCCGGCTGCCGCCGCGTTCTACATCGCGCTGGCTCAGATCTGGCATCTCCCGAAGGTCGAAGAGGTCGCCGGCTCCATCGCATCGGTGAACACGTTCCTCGGCGTGGTCCTGGGTCTGTCGACAAGGACGTACAACAACAGCGACAACAAGTACATCGGCGCCATTCACGTTTCGGACGACGGCGAGAAGAAGGTGTACTCGCTGATCGTGAACGGGGATCCGGAAGCGCTCGACACGATGAAGGACGCCACCTTCAAGGTCAACACCGGCAAGTAGGGGAGAAGCATGATCGGCAACGAAGAGATCGAGAAGCGGTTCGGTTTCCACAAGGCGACCATCGAGGGCCCGGAAGCCACCAACGAGACGCATGCGGATCTTCGGGCCGCGTTCAAGGCCTTCGCCAAGATCCTCGACGAAGCTCTCCCGGACGGCAGGTACAAGTACCTGTCTTTCACCGACCTTGAGATGTCCTCGATGCTGGCCCACAAGGCCATAGCCGAGAAGGCTCCTCTGGTCAGCGAGTAGTACCTTCCACAACGGTCGCATATTTTACAGGGGGTATAATGAGACCCCTACGAAAGGCACTGCTTTGTTGAAGAAGCCGACGTTCAAGAAGGGCGAGCCGAGTGACCTCGAGAAAGAGATCGCGCGCCTGCTCGAAGTAATGGAGGGCCTGGAGCCCACCGAAGAGAACTACGCCACGGTGGCGGACCAGCTCGTCAAGCTCTACAAGCTCAAGGAAGTCGATTCCAAGAAGCGTGTGAGTCCTGACGCCTGGGCTGCCGCCGCGACCAACCTCGCCGGTATCCTCCTGATCCTCAACTTCGAACACGCGCACGTGATGACCTCGAAGGCCGTTTCGTTCGTCATGAAGTCCGTCAAGTGACAACAAGCTGACCGAAGAAGGAAGACAAACAGA